AACTCATCCGGCATTATCACGAGGCCCTGTCGGAAGACGGCGCCAAGGATATCTACCTCGACCCCTTCGTCGCCGCCGGCGGTTGGGTCGGCCTGACCTATTCCTACACCCTGTCCGACGGCTTCACCGTCTCTGGCTCCGTCACCCCGAGGCGCCATGACCGTTAGGCAGCGCTTCTCCGTCGTCGCCCTCCTGCTCCTCGGCCTATCCGCCCAGGCCAAGACCGACATGGCCCTCCTTAACGCGATCGGCGACGTCGAGACCGGGCATCTCTCAGACCAGCGCAAGGCCATCGGCCGGCACGGCGAGCGGGGCAAGTACCAGATGAAGGCCTCAGCGTGGGCCGACGCGAACGCGCAGCTGAAGACCGAAGGCCGCCCGACCTACTCCTGGCTACAATGGCGCGATGCGACCGCTCAGGACATGATGGCTTGCGCCTATCTGCGTTGCCTCAGGAGGCGGCTTTCCTCGCTCGGCATAGCCAACCCTACCCCCGCCCTTCTGGCCCTGTGCTGGAACCGCGGATTGACGGGAGCCCGCGAGCGAGCGTGGCAGCCTAACGACTACGCCGTCCGCGTCTCCAATTTATTTGACTCGCAGACCCGCTGACGGTCGGCAAAACCTTTGACCATGGGACGCATACTAGTGGCAATAGACCCCGGCCAATCGGGCGCCATCGTGTGGTCGAAGGACGGAGAGCCCGAGATCACCGCCGACAAGATGCCTCCGTCGGACGTCGAGGTCTGTCAGTACATCGCCGACCTCTCGCTTAAGGCCAAGGACGTCGAGCTCTACCTTGAGGAACCGTCCCTCACCGGCTACGGCCCCGGCATCCCCGGCTACTCCATCGCCCGCCTCGCCCAGAACTTCGGCATGATCTACGGCGCCGCCGTCGCCATGGGATGGAGCATCCATCGCGTGAACCCGCAAGCGTGGCAAGCCGCCCACTCCCTGGGCAAGAAGAAGGACCACGGCAAGAAATGGAAAAACCATTTGAAGGCGCGCGCGCTGGAACTCTACGGCAGCCGAATCGACGTGACGCTGTCGAACGCCGACGCCCTGCTCCTGTATCACGCCGCCAATCGTGGCGCCGTTAACTGAACATTTCCCATTATGAAGAAATCCGCACCCTCTAACATCCCCGAGCTGAAGGCCTACGCCGTCATTCCCGGCACCCGCTACATCCTGCTCCCTGACGGCACCGTCGCCAAGCCGCTCACGCCGACCATCAAGCCCGCCGGCCCGGCGTTCAACCTGGTCATCGACGGCGAGACCCGCCAGATTTCCTTGTCGGTCCTGAAGGACAGCATCGGCAAGCCCGACATCCGCGACCTGATCCGCAAGGATTGACCCAACCTTTCCCTATGCCCAAAGAAACCAGCACCCCGTCCGCCGCCTTTGTCGCCGCCCTCAAGGCGCTGCACAACCCAAAGGCCAACGCAATCAACCCTGCCTTCAAGGCGAGGTACGTCAAATTGGACTCGCTCCTCGACGCCATTAAAGAGGGCTTCGCCGATCACGACGTGGCCCTCGTCCAAAACATGGCGAGCGAAGAGAACAAGGTCGGCGTCGTCACCTTTCTCCTTCACGGCGCCTCGGGCGAGACGATGCCGAAGGAACCCAAGGCCGTCATGGTCGCCGCGCAGGGAAGCCCTCAACAAATCGGGGCGACCGTGACCTACCTCCGGCGCATGACCGCCTCGACTTTGTGCGGCATCAGCGTAGACACGGACGACGACGGAGCAATGGCCTCCCGCCCCTCCGGCCCCGCCTCGGGTCGCCCCTGGTCTGCCTTCATCCCCGCCGACCTGACCGACAAGGCGAAGGCCTACGTCGTCGGCAAGGGCTGGCTGAAGGACGGCCAGAAACTGACCGACCTCCCGGACGAGCACGTCGCCACGATCCTCGGAAACCAGACCGCCTTTCTCAACGTCATCCGCCGATGAGCGACCCCCAACCCTTCGACCCCTTCGACCCGGTCAACGCGGCCTTCAATGCCCTGCACGGCCAGAACCTAGCCGCCGCCAAGGACGCCCGCATCCGTCAGCTAGAGGAACGCGTCGAGACCCTGCGCGAGGCCGGCGACGCTTTGGCCTACTGTCACCGCCACGCCCAGGCCATCAGCCCCGAGGAAGTCATGGACGCCATGCGCGAGTGGCAGGAGGCCCGCAACCATGGCTAGTAATAACGAGGAGGTATGGGCGGACGCCTGCCGCCGTGCCGAGAAGCGCTGCGAGAACCAAGCCCAGACCATCGGCGAACTCCGCTACGCCGGCAACGAACTCGCCCGCGTCATGGAGGACATCCTCGGCACCGGCATGATCACCTGCCAGATCTCCCGCGCCGTGATGACCGCCACGGTCGCCAAGTGGAAGGAAGCCCGCTTCGGCAAATGAGCGACCCCAAGGAAAAGGAGGTCGCCGACCTCTGCCTCAAGTACCACCTGGTCATCGGCAACGACCACCACAAGGACAGGGACTGCCATTTCTTCATCAGCAAGCGCTGGTCTTACGGCCACCTCAAGGGCTATGAAATCGAGCACAGCGGATACCTGATGGACACCCAGCCTGAGCAGTTGGAGGAATACGCCACCTACGAGGCCGCCCGCGACGGCCTGATCGCCATGCTCAACCGTGCCATCGCCAACGAGACCGGGCGACGCAACAGCGAGGGCTGCATCGACTGATGCCCAACCGTGGCCCCAGCCTCAAGAACTCCCGCTTCATCAAGCGAGGGCTGACTGAGGTCGAGGCCAGTTTCGTGGCGAATGAACTCGCCATGTCCGTCTCCCTCTGGGACTACCTTTTCTCCCTAAACAAATGGAACGCACCCACGCTACCCCAAAAGGCATCCTCACGATTGCCAAGACCGTCCCGGGCCAATACGCCCTCCTCCTCTTCCTCGACGGCTTCCCCTACGTCGAGCTCACGGCCCGCAAGTCGGCGGACTACCTCTGCGAACTCAACGCCTGGAAGCGCAAGACCTACCCGTCGCTCTCCCGGTCCGACGTCCGCTTCTTCACGCTTGCCCCGAACGGGGAAATAAAGGAACTTGCCTTCAACCGATGACCAACCGCGACAACATCAAGCGCCTAGTGGAGAACATCACGGGCTGCCTCGCCACCGTCCAGCACATCGCCGGACGCTACGAACAGCACGACGCCGACATCATCACGCTGTCGGACCTCAATCGCTCCGCCATCACGGAGTTGCAGGTCTTCCGCGATCAAATCGAGACGGCTGACGAGGCCGCCGCCGTGAAGCCCCTGCATGACCGGGTCCACGTCCTGGTCGTCCAGCTGCGCGTCCTGCGGAACACCCTTGAGCAGATGGAGAACGCCGCCGAGAAAGCCCTCGAGGATGTCCGCCACATCTCCGCCTCCGTCGAAGAAGCCGACCCCGAAGATGACAGCCTGTGAATTATGCAAGGGGGCGTGCTGTGAAAGCATCGTCCTGCCTATCAACGCGAGCCCGACGACTACCGAGTTTTACGCCGCCCGCGGCGAGGTCTTCATGATCGGCGGAAGCACCTACGCTGAAGTCCCTGCCCGATGCCCGCACCTGTCCGGCTCAGGCAAGTGCAAGACCTACGCCAGCCGCCCGGTCGCGTGCTCCCGCTTCACCGTGGGCTCGACCATGTGCGTGACCGCCATCCAGCGCCGACGCCCCGATCAGGCCGACGCCATTATGGCCCTGCTCTGAACTTTTCCACCACAACCCAGAACACCAAACCGAACACCAATGCCCGACCTCATCACCGAACGCGTCATCTATGACGGCATCCAAGCGCTCAACCAATCCGGCGCCAAGGAACTGCTCAAGTCCCCCGCCCATTACCAGGCGTACCTCGCCCGCACCCGCGAAGAGTCCAAGGCTCTCCGGGTCGGTACCGCCGTCCACAAGTTGGCCCTCGAAGGGCTGGACGCATACAACGCCACCCACGCCATCGCCCCCGAGGTCGACAAGCGCACGAAAGAAGGCAAGCAGGCTTGGGCCGAGTTCGTCACCGCCAACGAAGGCAAGGCCATCCTGACCGCCGATGAAGGCGCCTTGGTCGACGCTGTCTCCAACGCCGCGATCGGCTGCATGAAGGAGCACGGCATCGTCCTCTCGAAGACCGAAGTGATGTTCACGGCCTTCCTCGGTGATACCCTGGTCAAGTGCGCCATCGACGGTATCTCGGACGACGGCTACATCTACGACCTCAAGACCTGCGAAGACGCCAGCCCCCAAGGCTTCCTCTCCGCCGTCCGCAAGTATCGCTACAACCTCCAGGCTTACTTCTACCGGCACGCCGTGGAGGCCGCTTACAAGTGCCGCGTCCTTGGCTTCCGCTTCATCGCCGTCGAGAAGGAGCCGCCCTATGCGACCGCCGTCTATGAGCTGGGGCCGGA